ACCAGAATGTGCTGCAACAATTAAACTTGCTGCTTCTTAATTTCAATTTATAGGGTATCTTATTATTAGATACCCTTTTTTTATACCCATGTATCATTCCTCAAAAAAGAAAAAAAAGAAAGGTGGGAGAGACTCACTTAAAATTAAAAAGAAGGGGTATTAGATATGGAAGAAGGAAGGAAGACTTTACAAATTAAAAAATCAAAAGATAGATTAAAACCACATCAATGGTTTGTCAAAGAAGTAAGAAAAAAATATGATAATCCAAAAGAAGTAAGTAAATTTGGTGAAATTTCTAAAGCTAGAAAAGCTAAAGAAGAAGCTTACAAAAAATTAATTGGAGGTATGTAATGGCTGTAGCTGCAACTACTGAACTTGAATGTATCAACATAATGCTGGCTGCTATAGGAGAAGCACCTATAAACAGTCTTGTCGGTACTCTTCCTGTTGATGCTCGTATTGCTCAGTCAACCCTTAATGAAGTTAACAAAAGCGTACAGTCAGAAGGCTGGTCTTTTAATACAGAAATAGATGTAACTCTTACAAGAGATGGATCTAATCAAATAAACATTCCTACGAACGTATTAAGAGTAGATGCTAATATACATCAACACCCAACCATTGATCCTATACAACGTGGTTTAAAACTATATGATAGACAAAATAATAAGTATGAATTTGATGAAGACTTAATTTGTACTGTAGTTTACTTTAGAGATTTTAATGAGATACCAGAACCAGCTAGGCATTATATGAATATTCAAGCTGCAAGAAAATTTGTTGACAGACTTGTAAGCGATCAAGCATTAAGGACTTATACACAACAAGACGAGCAAAGAGCTAGAGCAATACTTATGGAAACAGACTTAGCGAATGGAGACCATAATATACTAAGAGGAGATCCTTCTCTTACCAGTATCTTTGATACTTACAATCCTTCTAGTGCCTTAATTAGATAACTATGGCTGTTATATCAAGAGCTATACCTACATTATTGAGAGGTATATCGCAGTCTTCTGATGCTTTAAAGCAAGCAGATCACGCTGACATACAAGACAATGCTGATAGCAACCCTGTTCTTGGTTTAACAAAAAGGTCTGGATCGCAATTTTTAGCTGGAATTAGCAACTCTACTCTTGGCAATGTTCATATTCAAACTATAAATAGAGATGCAACTGAACAGTATGTAGCTGTGTTTAGTAATGGCAATGTAAAGGTTTATGAGTTAGATGGCACAGAAAAAACAGTCAACAAACCAGATGGCACAAGCTATTTAAATACATCAAATCCTAGAAGTGTAATTAAGACAGTAACTATTGCTGACTTTACCTTTGTTGTAAATACAAGTATTGTAACTGCAATGGATACAGCAGTATCAAATAGTGCCAGCAATATTACACAAGCAATTATATTTATAAATCAAGCAACATCTAAAACAACTTATTCTGTAACTGTAGATGGTGTGACAGTAACAGATGACACTACTGGTAATGATCCTTTATCAACTGATACTGTAGCTTCTGACCTTGCAGGTGGATTAACTTCTGGTCTTACAGGATTTACGATTGCAAGAAATGGTCCTGTAATTCATGTTAAAAAAAATGATGGTAGTAATTTTTCTATAGATGGTAATGACTCTCAAGGTAACACTAAGATGACAATAATAAAAGACTCAGTACAACAATTTACTGATCTTCCAAATGTGTCACCGAATGGATATGTAGTAGAAATTATTGGTGATGAAGACACAGACTTTGATAATTATTATGTAAAATTTACAACTAATAATGGTGGTGCTTTTGAAGAAGGCCAATGGTCAGAAACAGTAGAAGCTGGCATATCTTTTAAATTTAATTACAACACAATGCCACACGTTCTCATACGTCAGGCAGATGGTAATTTTAGATTTGCAAGAGTAGATGGAGATACATATACAATATCGGGAACTGATTTTACACTACCTAAATGGGGTGAACGTGTTGTTGGTGATTTAGTATCAGCACCAGATCCTTCTTTTATTGGACAAAAAATTAATAATGTATTTTTCTTTAGAAATAGATTAGGATTTTTAGCAGGTGATAATGTAATACTTTCAACAGTATCAGAGTTTTTTAATTTCTTTCCCGAAACAGTTATATCAGTTTTAGATACAGAACCCATAGACGTAGCTGCATCTCATACAAAAGTTGCAATATTAAAACACGCAATAACTATGGGAGAAAAACTTATATTATTTTCTGAGCAAACACAATTTGTATTATCAAGTTCAGCAGATAACCTTACACCTTCAACTGCTAACGTACTTGTACAAACCGAATTTGAAAGTAACGCAGCAGCACAGCCTGTAGGTTCTGGTTCTTCTATCTATTTCTTAACTAAAAAAGGTTCTTTTGCAGGTATTAGAGAATATATTATTGCAGGTAATCAACAAATCCAAGATGCTGCAAACACAACTATTCATGTACCAAGACTGATACCAAGTGGCATTTTTAAAATGGCAGTATCTAACAACCAAGATATTCTTGTTTTACTTGGTACAGATAATCCAAATAAATTATATGTAAATAGATGGTTATATGGTGAAGGGTTTACTAAAGCTTTAAATGCTTGGTTTACTTACACAATAAACAGTAACAGGTCTATTTTAAATATTGATTTTATTGGTACTGATTTGGTAATGGTTATAGAAGAAGCTAATAAAGTAACACTAGAAAAAATACCGTTTGAAACTAATTTTAGAGAACCTAATGCAGAGTTTGAATATCACTTAGACCACAAGGTAACTGAAGCTACTAGCGGTGTATCTGTTGCTTATAACTCTGCTACTGGTATTTCTACATTTACAGTTCCTTATAGGTTGAGAGCTAACATGAATGTAGTTGGCAGGTATCTTGCCAGCAATGAAACAAGCACTTTTGTAGATGCTCAAGGCAATACAAAAACTCTTGTATCAGGACAAGCACTAACGACTACTAATGCAACTGATGGTTCTACTTCTACTATTACCGCTACAGGTGATTTTAGAAATAGTAAATTTATTATTGGTGAACCTTTTGAAATGCACTATAGGTTTAGTCAACAAAGATTAACTCAAGGTGCGCAAGGTGCTACTGAACTTATAAGTGGTCGACTACAAATACATCATTTTTATATTAAGTATGAAGACTCTGGTTTCTTTCAAGTAGAAGTAACGCCTGAGAATAGAGACACATCTCTTCATAAATTTACTGGTCGTTTACTTGGTGCTGCTTCTGCTTCTATTGGTCAGATTAATTTAGATACAGGTACATTTAAAGTACCAATTATGAGTAAGTCAGATAGAGTAGATATAGATGTAAAGAACAATACGTTCTTGCCTACATTATTAGCTAGTGCAGAATATGAAGGAGTATTTCACATGAGGAGTAGAAGAACTTAATGGGATATTTAAGAAAATCAAAACTATCTGATCTTAATTATGTATGTCAAAACATGAGACAAATGGATAGATTAGAAGGTTTATATCAGACAGGACAAGATCCAGAAGATGCCTTACGCTTGTCTTATTTATTTGGTGAAAAAGTTTTGACAATAGCTGGTGACGAAGATCAGCCTATGGGATTATGTGGAGTAATAAAAGGTGGTTGTATATTTATGATCTGTACTGACGAGTTGTTTTCTAATAAAAAATATAAAATACAACTAATAAGAAAAGGTAGAAAATGGGTAGACAGTTTGTTGAAATCTTATAAACTCCTATATAATTTTGTATATGCAGAGAATCATACTGCTATAAAGTGGTTAGAAGCTCTCGGTTTTGTTTTTATAAAGTATCACGAAAAGTATGGTCAACATGAAAAACCATTTTATGAGTTTTTGAGGATAGCTTAAATGTGTTCAATTCCAGCAGCTATTAGTGGAGGTTTAAATCTTTTTCAAGGTCTTGCTATGCAAGGTGCTGCAAAAGATAAAGCTGAACAAACTTATCAACAAGAAGTAGAAGGTGTACAATCTGCTGAAGACAACAAAAGACAACAACAATTAGCTTTATCTGAAGGTAAACAAGAAAAGAAAGCTGCTGCTAGACAAGATAAATTTGCTAAAAGAATAGATACATTAGTAGCAACTAAAGCTTTATTAGCAAAAGGACAAGTTGGTAATACCACAAATTTATTAGTAATGGATCAAATAAGACAAGGTGCGAACTACAATGAAAAAATAAGACAAAGCATTGAATCTATGGAAAGACAATATTTGTTTGATATAAAATCAACTGAAGCAGAATATCAAGGTATTAGAAATAGATTAAGAAGTAATACTATTAATGCTTACAATGCAATTCCTTCAACAGCATCAATTCTTTTAGGTGCTGCTGGAAGTGCCTTTAATACCGAACTTGGCAGAGCAGACAATGTTTTTGATTATTAAATTATGAGTTCAAGTTTTCAAAGTACATCAGGCGATAGTTTTAGAAAACCTGTTAATACTTTTGTGCAGCCTGTTACTGCTACACGAAAAAGTAGCTTGGCAGATTTAGCAGAAGTTTTAGAAGTTATTAATCCAGTATTAACAAAATTTGCAGTTAAGAAAGATGATGAAAGAAATCAAAGAAAATTGGTAGAAGGTCAGCAATTTATATTGCAAGCAGATGATGAAGAATTAAAAAATGCAATAAAAACAATAAATGAAAGAGATGGTAGTAGAGCTAAAAAAGATTTTTTAGGTAATAATAGATTTTTTCAAATAGGTGCAGAAAGACAAATAGCAATTAATTTAGGTAATGCTGCGGAATTGAATACAGAAAAGTTTTTTAAAAATTACACAGTTGAAGTGCCAAACAAATCTGGTGGTGTTGATTATGTGCCTTTATCAGACTTTGATGTGAACTCTGCTGTTTTTGATAAAGCACTATCAGACTTTAATAGAACGTCATTAATAAATACAAAAGGAATAAGACCATCAATTTTAAATAAATATTTTTTACCAAAACAAAATGCAGCTTTAAAAAAAGTTTTTGATAGACAAGTTAGTAATTCAGCAGATAAAAATATTGCTAAATATTCCAGTATTATTTCATCAACTTCTTTACAGAATTTTCGTAATATAAAAAAATACGATAAGAATATAGAATTAAATATTATTGATAATGATGGATTTATAACTGGTTATGACCATGCTGTAAATTTAACGCAAGAGGATATAGATTATGCTGTTTCATTAGGTTTATCAGAAGTTGTTTCTCCTACAGCTTTAGTAGAAACAATTAAAAAAAATGCTTACACAATATTAAATGAGTTTAAAGAAGACAATATATCTTGGGTTGAAGCACAGGAAGAATTAGATGATTATATTGATTTTATGAGTGATCTAAAAGTAGGACCAAAAGGTAGAACTAAGACAGGAGTAGAAGTACAAAAAACATTAGGAGAATTTTTAGAAAAAGATGATGCAATTTTAAATTTAAAAAAAGATATATATAAATCCTTTAAAGACGCTAATAAAGAAGAACAGGATTTTGTTGAACAGGAAAAGAAAATAGACATACAAAATACTTTAAGTAGTATGGATTGGTCTTCTACTGATACTACAACATATAAAAATAATGTTGCTACTCTCAAAACTTTAATAAAGAAACACCCAAACCTTAGAGAATTTATTGTTAAAGAATATGATTTAAGAAATGATAATGTAGATCTCTGGTGGGATAGATTTACAAGGGATTACAACAATGGCAAGTTTGGAGATAAAGCAAAAGCAAGAACAAGAATAGATAGCTTTATGGCTTTATTAGGTTCAACTGCAAGTGATGACGATAGAACAAGATACAAAGAAGCTTTAAATCTTATTAACAAGGAAAGTTCACAAGGAGTTTTTAAAGCACACCCAGAATTTAAAAGGTATTTAGATTTTGGTAAGAAAGCATTAAGAGAACAAAACAGTTCTGGAATAGTAATAGTCAAAGCACAATTTGAACAACCATTTTTTGATTTAACAGAATACTACAGAAACAAAATAGATATATGGGCTAGTACAACTTATGCAAATAAAGCAGACAAAGCAAATGCAAAAGCAGCAATAATAGAAGAATATTTAAGAGAGATAAGAGCTATTGGTAATGGTAATTATGTTTATAAAAATCCTATTAATGAAATTTTTAAAGAGGGTGATACATATTTAAAAAAATCAAGTATTAACAACAACAAGGTAAATCAACTTAAAGGATTAGCAGAAGGTGGGCCTGTTAAAAAAGATGAACCTGTAATTGTAGGTGAAGAAGGACAAGAATTATTTGTACCTAAAACTGATGGTTTAGTTATACCTAATGACGTTTTAGAAAATACAACACAAATAGTAAATGATGTTGTTCAATCAATGAATGGTGTTGATGAAGAGCCAGAAAAAATAACTATTGTAGGAGAAGAAGAAACAAATGGTATAAAAAGATTTGAAGCTAACTTTCCAATCTTTTACAAATTAGCAAAAGAAGCAGGTCATAAGTTCCCAGAGGTTACAGCAGCACAAGCCATGTTAGAAACAAGCAATGGTGCTGATCCTTCTGCTGTGAATAACTATCTTGGTTTGAAAGCTACCAAAAGTGAAACTAAACGTGGCGAGTCAACTCTACAAAATACAACAGAAAATGAAGGCGGTAAAGTTATTTCTATTCAAGATAATTTTAAAAACTTTAGCAGTTTAATAGATATGATGAATCAATATAAGACAGAATGGAATGATGACTTTATGGATAGAAAAGGTATTGTTAATGTAGATACTGCGGAAGAAGCAGCAAGGTTGTTACAAGCAAATGCCTTTGCAACTGATCCTGATTATGCTGATAAAATTATTCAGATAATCAAAGATGCAAAACGTAATCCTCCATTATTTTAAAGATGACAAGTTCAACTCCAAACTTAGGTTTTCAAGAAGAAGACGTTACTGAAGATATAGGATTTACTGAAGAACCAACTACTGGTATAGGTACAGACAATACTACTACTGATACAACAACAGTAAATCAACAAGAACCAGAGTTTGAGTTTACTAATAATTTTGATAATAAAAAAATATTTAATATGAATAAAAGTTGGTTAGATTGGGATACAGAGTACGATTTTAGTGATTATACAAATACTTTCTTACAGCAAGGAGATGAAGAGTTTGATTTATATGCAGAACCAAATGACAAGACAAGAAACATATTTAATAAAACTATAGACTTTTCAGTTGGAGAAGATACTGCTCCAAGTCTTGAAGCACGTTTAAGATTTTTAAGTGTTTATGATTTTATAAAAGGTAATCAGTTTTCTAACTTAGGTTTTAATAATAAACCAATCAAAGGTTTAAGAGATAGACAGCAGTTCTTTAAGTTAATAAAACAAGAAACAGGTTTTACAGGTGAAGAGTTTTTAGGAAACAAGATACCTAGAGAAAAAATAGAAAGCGAAGAGTTCCAAAACGGTCTTGCAAATGTGATGAAACATTATGAAGACAAAGGTTTTACTATTAATATGCTTGAAGCTGATGACGAGTCGCAATTCAATAAATTAGCAAAAGGTGCAGGTATAGAGATAGGTGCAGGTCTAACAGCAGATTATGTCTTCGCACCTTTACTTGGTGGTAATGGCTGGTCTAAAGCTATATATGCTCTTGGTCAATTTACAGTAGGTTATACAGCAAATATAGAAGCACAAAAACAAAGAGTAAAAGAAGAAGACAGAGTAAATTTTAAACCTAATCAGAATGAAGCTGTTGCAGCAGGTTTTACACAAATTATTCCTTTTGGTGTAACTCTAAAAGGTTGGAAAGGTGTAGCTGCGTCAGGTGCTTATGGTGGTACGATTGCTACTACTGAAACTTTTTTAAGAGATATATTAGGAGATAACGTAAGTTTAGATGAATACTATGCTTCATTTGGATTAGGTGCTGCTTTTGGTACTGGATTGAAAGTCTCTATAGAAGGTTTAGATAAAATATTTACTAAATATAAAAACTTTAAATACGACAAAATAAACAACATATTTAACTTAAACAAAAAAGATGTTCAAGTTGTAGAAGAAGCAACAGAAAATATTAACAAAGCAAATAAAATTTTAAAGAATGATATAGAAAGCAAAGGAGAAAACTACGACAATATTGGAGAGAAGTTAAAAAATGAAGGTTCTGGTACAAGTAGTCAAACAAATACAAAACCTATAGATGGTTCTGCAAGAACTTATATAATGCCTAGTCAATTCAAAAATACAAAACCTAACTATGGCAATGCTCCGATAATATTTGAATCTGACTTTGACAAGATGGCTTGGTATTTAAGATACAAAAAAACAAAGCCTCCTAAAAATGCAGATTTAATTTTAAAAAGTTTTATTACTCAAGGTTTTACAGAAGCAGAAATAAGACAGCATGGCACTAATTTGCATGAAAAGATTAAACAGATAGTTATTGATAAAACAGGATCAGCACAAGCAGGTCAAGGCAACACAGTAGGGCTTACGATAGAAGTACCAGCAGATGCTAAATATTCTCAAGAAGTACAAACTACTATTACTGGTAAAAAACAAAATTTAGGAGATCTTACAAAGAACCCACAATCAGTTGCTTTTATTAAGAAGTTAGAAAAGCCAAGACAACAACAATTAATAGAAGCAATTATCAGACAGTTAAAAGATGAAAATGTTTTTGTAGGTTCTAAAAGTCAAGTGCAAACAAGACTTGAAGGTTTAGGTTTGTTTAATGAAGGAGTCGTTAAATTATCTAATACGAGTGCAATAAAAGAATATGCAGAGATGTATGCAAAACTCTATAACTTAGTTCCTAGTGACTCATTAAACTTTGCAATTTCACAAGTTATAACACTTGCAACAGAAAATGTAGCTAATAAAAACCAAGCTTTGATAGATGTAATTAAAACAAAAGATACAACAAAAATAACTAAAGCTATTGATGATTTGTTTGACTCATTAACAGATGTAGAAGAATGGTTAACACTTGGTCTACCACTTAGAACTCAAGCAGGTAGAACTGTTAAATCTTTCGGCATGAAGCCAGAGCAAGGTATAGAAGGTAAAACAGTTGAAGAAATAACAGGCATGACACCAGCAGAAAAAGCTGCTGCTACTGCTAAAGTACCTGATTTACAAATAGATATTGATGAAGCAATAGCAAGAAATGAAAACTTTAGAAACAAATTACAAGAAGCTTTAGTAAAAGCAACAGAGTCAGGAGATTATTCAGAACTAAACAGAATGACAGTTACTTTAAAAGCAGCAAGCGGAGATCCTAGAAAATTAGTTGCAGTACAAAATGCAGATGTTCTTTCAAAAATGATAGGTAGTGGTGCTGATAAATTTGTAAGAATTATGAATGAGATTGGTATTAACGCTGTACTATCTGGTCCTACTACTCAAGCAGTAAATTTATATTCTGGTGCAATGATGACATTTTTAAAAGCATTAAATAATTTTGCAGGTGCAAGTAATTATCCAGAACTAAAAGCAGCTAAAGAACATTTGTTCTATCTATTTTATAACTTAGATTTTGGTACAAAAGCATGGAAAAGATCATGGGATATGGAAGATAATTTTATAAATATTGGAAATATAAAAGGAGATACAGGTCAACGATTTATTATATCTTCAGACTCTAGCTTCTTTCCTTTAAGAGCTTATGACGAATTTGGTAAGTTCATTAGATTACCTAGTAGGTTGATGACAGCAAATGACGCTTTAGTACAAGCACCTAATATTATTGCTGCTACTGCATTTGAAGCTTTTAATGAAGGTATTGCTAGAAACTTAGATGGAGAAGATTTAAACAAATACATTAAAGGAACTGTAGATGGAGTTATATCTTATTTACTTAGAGGTCAAGAAGGACCACTCGGTAGAATAGATCCACTTGATGAAGGTGTAGTTGGACCAAGACAAATGCAACCAACTGATGCAGTAATTCAAAGAATACTTGCAAGAGCTAAAGAAGTTGGTAAGAATGTTACCTTTACTCAAGATATAAGAACAGATAGTCTTTTTGGACAAGGTGCAAAAGCTATTAATGATGCTGCTATTAATTATCCTGTTCTTAGATGGTATTTAAAATTTACTAGAACTCCAAGCAATATGTTTTTAGAAACTGCAAGATACTTACCAGTTATAAATACACCAATGATGATGACTCTACCAAGTGGTAACAGAATAAATTTAAACCCTATAAATCAATTCTTTTTACCTGACATGATTGCTGATCTTGGTAGTCCTGATCCTTTTGTACGTCAACAAGCAAATGGACAAATAAGAATGAGTTATGCTTTAGGTATGTTGATGATGTTGTTAACTAATAAACAATTTGAAGATGTAGATGGAGAATATAAGAAAGAATTTTTAACAGGTGGTGGTCCTAATTTTTATACAAAAGAGGGTGCAGCACAATGGATTTCTATGTATAAAAATGGTTGGAGACCTTATAGTAAAGCTATTTTGCAGTTTGATGAATATGGTGAACCTTTAATTAGAAATGGTAAACCAGTTTATTTATATAAAAGTCTTGAACATATCCCCGATCCACTAGCTTCTCTAGTAAGACTTTGGCTAGATTTTTCAGAAATGTCTCCACTCATACCAGAAGACGGACAAGGTATAGATGAATATGTAGGAACTTGGCTTGCATTTATGGGTCGTAATATGTTTAACAAAACATACACAAGTCAAATAAATGAACTTCTTAACTTAATATCAGCAGGTTTTAATTTGCAACCACAGACTACAGATGAAGGTTTGAAGTATAGAGATAAAAAATTTATTGATTATGTAGGCAGACAAGTATCTTCTTCTTCAGTTCCTTATTCTGGTTTGTTAAAAAGATTATGGCGAATACCAGCAGATGTTTTAACAACAATGGGATTTTCAGAAAGAGAAGCTAGAGAACTAGCAGAGTCAGAAGGAGATTATAGTAAATTAAAATGGTTTATTAAACGTGATTCAAGCACTTACTCAGGAGATGGTGCTAATGAAAGCTTGCCATATAGTGACGAAGACTTTAACAAAGCAAATCCTGTCATACAATACCTTCAGAATATACTCGATAAAAGTTTAAAAGAAATTGTACCTTTAAATTTAGGTGGTAAGTTACCAGCACAAGTAGAACATATAACTAATCATGTTATTACTTATCCACAGAAAGAAGGCTTTGATTTATTTTCTACAAGAGGTATAAGTGAAAGTAACAACTATAAAGTGCTTGACGTACAAGCAGCAATAGGAAAAATCTTACCTTCTCCACCAGATATAATAAGAGGTTCAGTATTTCCAAATCTTCAATCAAAAGATTTTATACCAAAAAAATTAGATAAAAATGAATATAATACTTTAAAAGTTTATACAAATACAGTTGAATTAAAATATAAAGGTAAAAACATGAACATAAGAGAAGCTATAAATGCTGAGATAGATTCTGATTATGTTCAAGTAAGATTATCAGGTATAAAAAGATTTGGATTAGATAGTGAAGAAGGAAAAAGATTTTCAGAAGAAGTTTTCCAAGTATTGTCTAAAATAAATACCAAATTTATAAAAGCAGGTATGATAGAGTATATGCTCAATGAAATGCCAGAAGAAGACAGAAACAATAGAATAAATGCAGTAGAAAACAAAAATATCAAGTTCAATGATATATTGCTAGAAGAGTTTGAAAGACTTAATCTAGGTACATTTAGTAACAGTTCCTTTTAATTATGGCTACTAATACAACAGCTACTACACAAAATCATAATGGTACAGGTAGTCAAAATAACTTTGCCATATCTTTTGCTTTTTTAGAAAATACTGAAGTTGATGTAAAAGTAGGCGGTGTTCTTAAAACACTAGGTACTCACTATAATATTGTTGGCTCTCAAGTACAATTTACTTCTGGTAATACACCTCCAAGTGGTACAGCTAATGTTGTATTTATAAGAGATACAAATATAAGTGCAAAGAAAGTAGACTTTGCAGATGGTAGTGTTTTAACAGAAACAGACTTAGATAATAATAGCGATCAAATATTATTTGCTCAACAAGAATTTACTAATGATTATGTAAAAAGAGATGGTTCACAAACAATTACAGGTAATTTAGTTTTTGAAGGGGCTACTGATGATGATAATGAATTAACACTAGCAATAACAGATCCTACTGCTGATAGAACAATTACTGTACCTGATATTACAGGTACACTTATAACTTCAGCAGATACAGGCACAGTATCAAATCAAATGATTGCTGGTGATGCTGTTACAAATGCAAAAATAGCAGATAACAGTATAGATTCTGAACACTATGTAGATGGGTCGATTGACAATGTACACTTAGCTAATGATGCAGTAAACGGAAATAAGATAGCTGATGATTCTATAAATTCAGAACATTATGTAGATGGGTCTATTGATACACAACATATAGCAGCCGATCAAATTACAAATGCTTTGATAGCAGATAATCAAATAGATTCTGAGCATTATGTAGATGGGTCTATTGATCGTCAACATTTAGAAGCTGACATTATAGATGGTACAAAACTTGCCGATAATGCTGTTAATAGTGAACATATACAAGCTAATGCTGTTACTGATTCTGAAATAGCAACAGGAACTTTAGATAATAGATATTACACCGAGACTGAATTAAATGCTGGACAATTAGATAATAGATACTTTACGGAAACAGAACTAAATGCTGGACAATTAGACAACAGATATTACACAGAAACAGAATTAAATGCTGGACAATTAGATAATAGATACTTTACGGAAACAGAATCGGACGCAAGATATTTTAGACAAGACTCTAGTGAAACTATTGCGAGTGGTAATACATGGACAGGCTCTGATGCTTTTATAGCAACTACGGCTGCTATTGATTTGCGTGTTATAGAACTTGTAGATAATGTAGGTGGTTTTGTACCTATAGCAAATGAAACAAGTTTTCCTACAGAAAATCCTGATATTAATACTAGCGGTTCTGCAAAAGGTGGAACTATAGTTTCTGTTCAAGCAGCATCAACAGCTTTAACTGCACAATCAGGAACAACTCTAACTATTGCAAATGGTAGAGGAACAGGTAATGCAGTTATTATCACAGGTGTATCTGTAACTATACCTCAAGGTTTTGGATTTTTAGTAGAGACAACTGCTACAGATCATACATACGCATTTCATAGACTTGTACCAAAAGCAACAGAGGTATCTACTGTAGCTGCAAATGCTGTAAACATAGCAGCAGCAGGGGCAAATGTAGTAGATATAAATAACTTTGCTGATCTTTACCAAATAAGCACTTCTGCACCAACACAAAGAGCCGATACTTCAAGCTTACAAATTGGTGACTTATGGTTCGATAGTTCATCTAACAAAGTTTTGATGATCTATGATGGCAGTTCTGGTGATGGATTTACAGCAGCTACACCTAACGCATCTGACCTTACTAACATTAATATTGTTGCTGGACAACTAGTATTTCAAGAAGATTTAGGTTCAATTACAGAAGCCGTAAGCACAGGTACAGGTAATCAAACTTTAAACACAGTTGCAGGTATCGCATCTAATGTAACTACAGTTGCAGGTATCGCATCTAATGTCACAGCCGTAGCTAATGACTCTAGTGACATAGGTGCTGTAGCAGCTAAAGCAACAGAGATAGGTAGATTAGGTACTGCTGCTGCTGTAGCTGATTTAGCAATACTTGGAACTACAGATGTTGTAGCTGATATGAATACGTTAGCTACTACAGCAATCGTATCTGATATGGACACACTAGCTGACATATCTAGCAATATAACAACTGTTGCTGGCATATCTTCTAACGTGACTGCTGTTGCTGGTAACGCATCAAACATAAATAGTGCAGTTAGTAACGCTAGTAATATAAATAGTGCAGTTAGTAACGCTAGTAATATTAACGCTGTAGCTGGTAATGCTACAAACATTAATGCGGTTGCTGCTGATGCTGCTGATATAGGTGCTGTGGCAGGTAAAGCTACAGAGATAGGCAGACTAGGAACTGCTGCTGCTGTTGCGGATATGGCTATTCTCGGTACTACTGATGTCGTAGCAGATATGGCGATCCTTGCTACTACTGATGTCGTTGCAGATATGAATACTTTGGCTACAGCAGATGTAGTTGCAGATATGAATACTTTGGCAACAACAAGTGTAGTTAATAATTTAAATACAGTCGCAGGTATAGCGTCAGATGTAACTGCGGTTGCTAATGATGCAACAGATATAGGTGCTGTAGCTGGTAAAGCAACAGAAATTGGAAGACTTGGTACTGCTGACGCTGTAGCTGATCTAGCTATTCTTGGTACTGCTGACGTAGTAGCAGACATGAATTTATTGGCTACTTCAGACGTAATTGCAGATATGGCTCTATTAGCTACAACTGCTGTAATTGCAGATATGGCTTTACTAGCCACAACGGACGTAATAGCAGATATGGCTTTACTAGCTACAACAGACGTAATTGCAGATATGGCGATCCTTGCTACTACTGATGTTGTAGCTGACTTAGCTATTCTCGCTACTACTGATGTTGTAGCAGATATGAATACGTTAGGTACTTCAAGTAACGTAACTGCTATGTCTACTTGTGCTACAAATATTTCTGATATAAATACATTTGCTAATCGTTATCGTATTGCTTCTTCTGCACCAAGCACAAGTCTTGATGTTGGAGATTTATATTTTGATACAACACTAAACGAATTAAGAATTTATAACGGGTCTGCATGGCAAGGCGGTGTAACAGCTACAGGTAACTTATTACTGAAAACTGGTGGTCAGATGACAGGTAACATAACTTTTTCTGGCAGCCAAACAGTAGATGGAAGAGACTTATCAGTAGATGGTGCTAAATTAGATGGTATTGAGTCTGGTGCTACAGGCGATCAAACTAATGCTGAGATCAGGGCTGCTGTTGAAGCTGCATCTGACAGTAACGTGTTTACTGATGCTGACCATACTAAGTTAAATGGTATTGAAGCAAATGCAACTGCTGACCAATCTAACTCAGAAATAAAAACAGCTTATGAAGCAAACAGCAATACAAATGCTTTTACTGATGCTTTACTTTCTAAATTAAATGGTATAGAAGCTTCAGCTACAGCAGATCAAACAGCTAGTGAAATAGTGTCTCTTATAAGTGGACAAACCATTGCACCTAATGTTATAACTACAACAAACCTTACTATAGATTTTGGCTCAATAGCGTAATGGCAAAATTATTAAAATTAAGACGAGGTACAACTTCACAGCATAGTAGTTTTACTGGTGCTGAAGGTGAAGCAACTATAGATACAACTAAAGATACTCTTGTAGTACATGATGGTAGTCAAGCAGGGGGAAGACCTCTTGCTAGAGAAGATATGAGCAATGTTTCTAGTTCCTCTATAACTGGAAGATTAGGTACAGGTTCTATTGCTTCAGCTAAAATAGCTGGTGATGCTATAGATAGTAGTAAAATAGCGGATAACGCAATAAACTCAGAACATTATACTGATGGATCTATAGACCATGTTCATTTATCTAATGATTGCGTAGATGGCGATAATATAGCTAACGACAGTATAAATTCTGAACATTATGTAGACGGAAGCATAGATAATGCACACCTAGCTAACGATTGTGTAAACGGTAATAAAATAGCTAACGATTCAATTAACTCAGAGCATTATGTTGATGGGTCAATAGACAATGCACACTTAGCTAACGATTGTGTAAATGGTAATAAAATAGCTAACGATTCAATTAACTCTGAACATTATGTAGCAGACTCTATTGATTCTGAACACTATGCACCTAATTCTGTAGACGCAACTGCTTTAGCACATACATCTGTGACTGCTGGTTCTTATGGAAACTCTAGTAACATTCCATCATTTACTGTTGATGCACAAGGTAGATTAACAGCAGCATCAAATGTCTCTTTTTCTACAAGTGATAGCACAAAAATGCCTTTATCTGGTGGTGAATTTACAGGTAACGTCATTTGTCACAACTTAACACCAGATGGAAATAATAGTCGTGATTTAGGTTCTTCATCTAAGCGTTGGGCGAACTTATATATAAACGATTTAAGTTTATCTAACAAAGGTCATAAAAATGACGTTGACGGAACTTGGGGAAGTTATACTATACAAGAAGGACATGAGGAACTTTTCTTGATAAATCATAGAACAGGTAAGAAGTTTAAATTTAATTTAACGGAGGTATCATAATGACTATACATTTTGCTGACGGTACAACACAAACTAGTGCTGCGGGAGGAAAGCTTCTTCAAGTTCAAACTAGTCAAGTAACTAGCCATACTGCGTGTTCTCCAGATACACAACTTGTTTTTAAGGATATACCAGTAAGTAAGGCAATAACGCCTAGTGCATCTTCAAGTAAAATATTAATCAGTTTTCTGTTGTTTGGTGAAACTAATAATAATTCTAAAGATCATTATTTTAGAATTAAAAGAGCTATTTCAGGAGGATCAACTACTTTTATAACAGCAGCAGATCAAAGTGCTAGAACTGGTACATTACTTATTGGAGGAATGGGTCTCCAAGATGATTCAGGTAGTAATACACCAACAATACTAACATTGAGTGATTATGTAGATTCACCAAATACTACAAGTCAAGTAACTTATACAATTCAACATACATCTCATGGTATAAACACATTTCATTTAAATAGAACTGTAGATACAAATAATCAAGATGCGTTTGAAGACGGTATTAGCTGGATTACTCTTAAAGAAGTAGGAGCATAAGCAAGTTAAAGTATGGGGAAAAAAACAACTGAAGAACTACAAGCTGAATTAAAAGATTTAGTCAACAAACATAATCAAGCACAATCAATAGTAAAACAATGTGAAAGAAGATTTATTGAATTAACAGCTATAATTAAAGATAGAACTACCCCTGAGTCTGATGCTTAAAGGAAATCAAAAAAAAATTGATGCCAATAAAGATGGCAAGATTAGTAAAAAAGATTTTTTATTACTTCAAATAGCAAGAGCAAAGAAGAAGAAGAATGGAAATAAATCTGCCTGATTTACCAGATACAGATTATATTCTTAATCCACCTAAAACAATTTTTTATCCTCCGATAGTGGAAGAACCTTATCTAGATCCCCTACTTCTTCCAAGTCTGGAACAGGTAGAGTCGGGTTTGGGAGATCAGGGATCTTCTGCTGAAGAAGAAAAAGCATCTTCAAAGGAGGAAGTGTCAGGAACAACACCAGAGATAATACCGACAAACCTGCCAA